AATACCCCCTAGTAGCTCGGTAGTTACTGTAAAGATACTGTAAAGGTACTGTAAGGGCACTCTGAGACGTTGGCTTAGCACGCTACCTATCGAAAGTCAAGAAAGCATGTGCCAGACCTCAAAGTGGCACAAAGACCCTCCCAGGCACCTCAGAAGGGGTTATAATAATCTCAAGAGTTCAGAAATCTCACTTTTTGGGTTTTTTGAGTTTTTCAGAAATCTTAAAAAGTTAAATTTTAAGATTTTTGAGTTTTTTAAAAAATTAAACTTTAACATGTTCGTGAAAACTTACACAGATCTAAACAGTTCAGCTATTAATACACTAAAAGTAGATAAAGAGAGTGTATTTGTAACATATACTAGTAATATTGACAAAGAATATGAGTTTAAGTGTGAAAATACACAAGAATTCAATGATAAAGTGTCAAAAACTCTACTAAACAAAGAATCACTTGGTAAACTGTTGAATTCTAGTATCAAACAGCAAGAACTAGTTGCTGTAACTAAATAAACTGCAGTTTGAGTTAACATTCACACCAAATCATGGGCAAACGTTACAATCAATCCGACAATCCTAAGTCTCAACAATTCAATGATGATTTTGAAGACTTTGGTTACAACGTGAAGAACGTTAAACGTTCATCTAAAAAGAAGGTAGCAAAGTTTAAACGAGAAGTCAGCGAGTATGATGACACTTATTGAACTGTCCACTATCACTTGATTTTCAATCCCGTTCGTGTATTATATACATGTTCGGGATTTTTTCATGGTTTCTATCAACAACGACATGCTTGAGATGTTAACTAGCAGAGAACAGTTAATGGAAGATATCGATGCAATTGTTGATGGTGAACTTAGTGGCATTATAAGTGATCGATTGAGTAATGAATTGGTGATGCGTCTATGTGATGCTGTCTGTAAGAACTTCCCCACTAAATGATACTCAGGTCAGCTGCCAGTGGACGATCTACAAAGTGGTTCACCAAGGGGGGCAATCGGTTCAAAATGCTCTATACTAACAGCATGAACAAAACCACATTCAAAGATCCCTGCACCATGGCACTTGAGACTGATGAGGTGCTCATGCAGATCCACAACCCCTACGTGGCAACGTTGGTTGAGATGGGATACGATCGGGCAGACTGTGAGATGGTCGCCGCTGCTGGTCTTGATGCCACGTACCCACGGGTGATCCATGGTCGCACGTTTGACACCAAGGAACAGTATGAAGAGGAACTGGCAGACTATCTCAACGGACTATGACACTTCGCAAACTGCCACACAAAATAGGCACAGCACTCAAAACCCTGTATTGTAGAGTCATGAACAAAACACTTGACGATCTCACCCCTAGCATCCGATCCTTCTGCCTTGTCAATCCAGAGGCAGACTTTGAGATGGTCATGGACTTTGTAGACTCTCAGATCGTCCCCTTTGAGGCAGACGATGACCTAGTAGACCATGCCATGGCGATCATGCTGGAATGCGACAGTCAGTCTGCATAGTGGCACACAGGGGTTGGGCACGTTAGCGATGCATCGGTAAGTCCCAAACCAATTCACAAACCGCCCACTAGGGGTTGACTTCCAACCCCATCCCTGCAACAATACATTCAAGACAAACAACCAACGACTTTCATGCGTAAGATCGAATCTCAAATGAACGCTGCCATCACAGCGAACACCAACTGGAAGAACGCTAACACTCGCGTTGAGACCGAAGGTACACTGTCCAAAGTATACTTGCACGGCAACTTGATCGCTAAAGTTGGTGATGATTTTGTCACTGTATTTGATGGCGGTTGGCAGTCAAACACCACCAAATCACGTCTCAACGCTATCATCAACGAGTTCTGTTGTGCGTTCACTGATGGTGTCTTTCAGAAGGACTATCAGTGGTTCATTCGTGACAACAAAGTCATCCATGATTTCGTTGATGGTTACACCTTCTGTGAGTTTGCTTAAGTTTCACACAGTGAAGCGATTAATTAACACTAATCGCTTCATCACTATCTAACACTCATTCACTTCATCATGAACTACACTCTCAAGCAACTTCAAGACCGTGTTAACAGTATGATCAAAGAACAGGGGGAGGATGCAGAGTGTGCCGCATGGATTTATACCAAGAATGATTGTCATTTAAAGGACGAAGATGGCAACATTGATTACCAGAATAACGTAGAAGATCCTGAGGTTCTTGCACGTATCTTCGATGATGTAGGCAACATTGATTACATCTATCAGGTGATTCAAGAGAGTGTAGATGAAGTCGTAGAAGAGCAACTGATGCAGTATCAGCAGGAAATGGTGGAGACTAAGTAACACTAATCGCTTCATCACTAAATGATACCCAGGGCGGCTGACGCCCTAGTTCACCCATACTAGCATCTTTCCATGGCATCTGCTACGTTCCCGCATTTCCCTGTGTACAGCAATGGCAGCCCAATTTCCAAACTGTCCACTTACATGACCATTTGCAGGGTCTTGGGGTCTATACTAACAGCATGGAAAACAAAGCAATGACACGTACAGGTTTCTTTCTTCACAACGAGAACCCCTCCCCTCTGATGCAGAAGGTCATGGAGAACATCCAACGCCAGCATCAGGCAGAGCATGAGTACAGGCAGGCAGTGAGAGCAGGTCGCATCGAACCCGTCCAATCCACGAACTGGAACATCAGCGACAGACACTAGACCCTGACCCTGTAGACTAACAGCATGAGAAACGAAACCATGATTCAGACCAAATGCATCGCCGTCATCGGTGGCACTGATTACGAAGGCGAATCATTCAGCACGCTGCGCCTCTTTGATTGCCAATCAACTGCCGACCTCTACAAGGCAAAGCTCCAGCAGGATTTTGATTACGTCCTAGTTGAGGTTCGTGAGGTTTCGCAGTACAGCGCCATGATGGGAGGGACAATCGAGGCACTGGCACACATCGCCGCCTAATCTCCCCCCTGACCCTGTAGAATTCAAACAACAAAACAAACAAAACCATGTTCGCAGTTCAACCCACCTCCTTCGGCACCTTTGACGAGTACGGTGCAGACTACACACCCACCATTGCAGGTGCTTACCGTATCGCAGCGATCAGACAGCAGGAGCGAGAGGGAGACCAGATGATCTGGAAACTCACCACAGGGCAACCCATCCCATGGGTGCGTGTCTATGAAGACGAGAACATCTCCAGTGTGACAGAGCAGGAGCTGGCACTGCTGGCATAGGCAACGGCATCACATCGACTAGAATTCAAAAGAACACACGAACAAAGCACATGAACGGTTGGGCAAACCACGCTACATGGAACGTCGCTCTTTGGATAGGCAACGATGAGACCATCTACCGTCACGCCAAAGAGAACAAGAATCTAGGGTATCGCAAGTGGGCAAAGCGATTCATCGATGAGTTCGGTGAGTACATCACAGGCGACGGCATCAGCTGGTTGTCTGATGACGTAGACACAGATGAGATGGACGCGATGCTAGCAGAGTTGTGATCACAGGGGACAGGGGGTGGACAGTTCAAGGACTGTTATATGCCCCCCTATGCCCCCTAAGCGGGTTGCCAAGCGGGTTGGGACTCCTACCCCTTCCCTAGGCTACAAACGTTTCCCAGCGACCTCTAAATATCGTGTTATAATTAATTGAGAAATAAAAAATTTTGTTATGAAAAAATTTCCCACAAAGTTCGCGAAGTATTATGTGTCTGAGGATGGCACAGTGTGGAAAGAGAACAAGGATGGTGATTTGTATGTCTTGAAGCCACATATCAGAGGTGGGCAAGATGTCCCAGGAGGGCGCTATATGGGCGTCAATATATCTTTGTATGACGACGCAGGGAAGTTCGTAAAGCAGACGAAGTATTACGTTCATAGACTCGTAGGGGAGACGCTGATACCGAACCCTGAGGGACTGCCAGAGATCGACCACAGGAATAGGATTAAGGAAGACAATGCTGTCAGTAATCTCAGATGGTCAACGAAGAAAACGAATATGGAGTGGGCAGCGAAAGAATTTAAAGTTAAAGATGAATGGACTGGAAATTCCTATGAGGGTATCAACTTCACTGATTGGGTAAGAAACAATTGGGAATGGATCTCAAAGAGAACGAAGATCAAGGATCCTAAGAAGTTTACAGTGTCAATACAAGGGAGACGCGATCGTGGATACAAGGGATTGAAGCTTGAATACATTGACAATAAATAAATTTGAAATTGGTTTTTCAAAACCTTGAAACCGAAAAAAATTTTCCAGCAAAAAAATGACTGAAAAACCCGACCTAAACATGTATCAACAAATTCTAGATAACTTCGACTCATTTTGTGATGGATTTGAACAACAAGCAGCAGAACGATTCCTTAGAGGAAACGAGGAAACCCCAGTCCTCTCAAAATATTCAGATAAACACAGAGGAACTACTCCTCGTGTTGTCAGCGAAATTAGCGAACCTGGAGCAGCGACTCTCCCAATTGGAGAATCCACAATTGATGTACAAGCGACCGACAGCGACGGAGAGGGAGACGTTAGCACAGACACTTGATTATCTACATAATAACGTTGAGGGGATCAAGCAAGATTTAGTGCAGGTTGCGAGGACAGTGTAATGGGAGCAGTTGCAAGGAAGGGCACCGATAGTGTAACAACTGGGCATGGTTGTGATACGACTGTACAGATCTTAGGAGGGACTGCAAATGTCTTAGTGGGTGGATTCCCCGTTGCAGTAGTAGGAGACCCCTTACAGGCGCACACAATCACGAATCCCGCTCCCCCACCAGCACCACCATGCATCCCACATTCTGGTCAAGTTATAAATGCTGGATCTGGGAGCGTTTTAGTAGGTGGTAAAGGGATTGCGAGAGTAGGTGATAGTGCTGATTTGGGTAGTATTAGTACAGGGTATGCTACGGTCATAGCAGGGTAGACAACTACGTCATGACGGAAGCGCCGATATGCTTGACAGCATACTTTAAATATCCTACAATAGAAACTGAATCGTAAACACCGAGTTAATTATGGCAAAGAGCAGAATTGGTCTATCAGGTGGAGCCACTATTGAGTCTAAACCGAAGAGAACCCGTCAAGGACGTGGAAAACATACAAAGTACGCTGCCACATCACGTAATAGTGCCAAGAAGCGTTACAGAGGACAAGGTAGGGGATGAATTTAATTTGCAATCTTCCTGCAGAGAAAGTCTGGGTTCGTAGAGAATACTTACGAGATCACCAAGATGGACATGGGGAGTTTGTCGAGGGCGTTTGGGTTGCTGCAAAGAGCATACCTGGACGCGCTTTTTATTTTGAGACGTACTTACCCGAGTATGGTGCAATGTATGATAAACTACCTATCAGTGCATTTGTAAGATCCCCCGAAACCCCAGTCATAGACATGAGTTTGGAGAATCTACAATTCTGGAATTGCATGGATTATGGAGTCATGGCAATTAACAAAGGTTTTGTTTCATCAATGGATTGTGAGGTCTTTACACGAGATCATGGTTTGATGAGAGGACAATACTTGTTTACACTTGATAACTACCATGCAAACCCAGATGTAATAGATAATAATGTAAGTGAAGTGCCACAAGAGCACAAATCACATAATTGCATTGCATTAAACAATGGTCAGTATGCATTGTATCCTAATAACAGGATGCGTCTGTATGACCTCTCTATTACCCCTGAGGACCCCAAGTTCCCTGACTTTAAAGTATCTACCATAGAATACCAAGTAGAGGCAGGAATCGACTGGGGACGCCTTGGAGACACCGATGATTATTTTTGGCAAACACAACAGGAGAAACAAAATGGGACACCCTAACCACTTAGACGGATCAGTTGACAAGAGTGAAGAGTTCAAAGAATCTGGGATGACTCTAATTACTGAAACGGATAGTGAACGTCACTTAAAGAAATCACGTAAGATGCGTGATGTAAGGGAAGGTGAGTTGTTTGATAACCAACAGGAGTGGGCAGATGGATTCTGTGGTAAGTGATAAATAATATCAGCTAACTATTATCTCCATGCCTGCGTTTCAGACATTCAAAGATTTGAGTGTCACATTCAAGAAACACCCTGTAACTGACGACTTAGTTGTCGTGAAGGATAAGGCAGCTATTATTCAATCTATTCGCAATCTTCTTTTAACACAAAAAGGAGAGCGACCATTTCAACCTGATCTTGGTTCTAATATTTACCGCATTCTGTTTGAACCTTTAGACTTCGTTTCTGCTGGTTTGATCAGAAATGCGATTTACGAAACTCTCAAAAATTACGAACCAAGAGTCAGTGTTGATACGGTATTAGTTGCTCCTAATGAATCTGAGCAAGGATATGACGTTGAAATTTCATTTATTATTGTTGGTAGAGATGATACGCCGCTAAATGTTGACTTTTTCCTAGAGAGCACACGATAAATGCCATATACTCAGGTAGCAAATCTAGATTTTGCACAAATCAAGACTGCTCTGAGAGATTATCTTAGGGCAAATTCGGATTTTACCGATTATGACTTTGAGGGTTCTGCCTTAGCAAACCTCCTTGACGTATTGGCATACAATACTTACTATTCAGCGTTTAACGCTAACATGGTTGTCAACGAGTTGTTTATCGACTCAGCATCGCTCAGAGACAACGTTGTATCCCTTGCTAAGCAGTTAGGGTATCGTCCTAAGTCAAGGACTGCTCCAACGGCATATCTAGACTTCTCAGTGACATATGGTAACCCTACGACAGACACAGAAGTCACACTACAAGCAGGATCAGGATTTTTAAGTTCTTGGGATAACACATTATATCAATTTGTTGCTACTAGAGATGTCAAAGCACAGGTGGTGAATGGTGTTGCATCTTTTGCTCAAGTTCCATTGAAGGAAGGTAGTTATGTAACTAACACATATACTTACCAATCTTCTCTTAAGAGTCAAAAATTTATTATTGACAACCCTGGTGTTGACACTTCTACCATTCAGGTAAAAGTATACCCTAATGTTAACACCACGGTATATACCGAATATCGTTTATCGGAAAATATTTTAGAAGCAAAACCAACATCAGAAATTTACTTCTTGGAAGAAGTATCAGAAGAAAGATATGAAGTTATTTTTGGTGATGGTGTAATGGGTGTACAAGTTGGTGATGGATCTAAAATTGAGATCTCATACCTTGTAACCTCTGGTGCGGATGCAAATGGTGCGAAGTCGTTTAGTTTCTCAGGAAACTTAGCAAATCAAACAGGAAACGTTCCTGTAAACTTTGCTGTCTCAGTTACTCCATCATCTATTGTATATGCGTCTGGTGGAGCAGCGATTGAGTCTGTTGACAAGATTAAGTTTCAAGCACCAAAAATGTTTGCTGCACAAGATCGTGCAGTAACAGCACAAGACTATGGATCGGTCGTTAGAACTTTGTATCCAGCAGTTAGTGACATTATTGTATTTGGTGGCGAAGAGCAAGACCCACCTGCATATGGAAAGGTGTTTATTGCTGTAAAACCAACTGATGCTGCGCGTCTGACATCAGTAACTAAAAATAATATTAAACAAAAATTAAAAGACTACAGAGTCGCTGCTATTACACCAGAATTAATTGATCCATCTATTCTTTATGTTGAAGTTAGTAGTAAGATTTTTTACAGTCAATCAAATACAGAACTTGGAGCGACTCAAGTAAAAGATCTTGCGGTCACCGAATTTCAAAATTATGTACTAACTTCTGACACTGAGAAGTTTAATGGTAAATTTAGATACAGTAAAGCAGTTGCAGTAATTGATAACGCTGAAAGGGCAATCAATTCTAACTTAACTTCTGTTATGATGAGAAAGGATTTTTATGCACAAATAAACTCCACATCATTCTACGAAGTTTGTTATCAAAATGCATTTCTAGATGATGATGACCCAGTAGTTTCATCATCTGGATTTGTAGTTACAGAACATCCAGAATCAACCGTTTATCTCGAAGATAGGGCAGGTAAAATCGTCCTATATACACTAGATAGTGTTACTGGTGATAAGATCCTTTTGGACGATAACATCGGTGACATTGATTATGCAAAAGGTGAAATTAAATTATACGATGTAACCATTATTAAGGGTACATTTGGTGATAATCGCATTGAACTAAGAGTTAAACCACTAGAGAATGATATTGTTGCTAAACGTGAGGTTTACCTGGATGTTGATGTAGCAAAAAGTAGTTTTGTTGCTGTAGCAGAGTAATTTAGATGTCCGTAACGAAGAAGTCAATTTCAACTCTGATCGAGTCTCAGCTCCCAGAGTTTATCTCTTCTGAGTATGAACTTTTTAGTAAGTTCGTAACGAAATACTACGAGCAGCAAGAGTTGCAAGGACAACCATTGGATGTCCTTAGTAATTTACAAACTTATGCTGACATTGATTATTATGAGAAAAATATTCTCAAACAGAATTCTACTTTAATATCTGATGTCGCTGCGTCTGATACATCAATTACAGTTGTAGACGCAACTTCATTCCCAGAGAAGAACGGATACATTCGTATCGGTGATGAAGTTTGTTTTTACAAACAAAGAAATAACACTCAATTTTTAGAAGTTTCCCGTGGAGTTAGTGGGAACACCAAACTGGGTGATTTGTATGCCGCAAGTAACTTTACTACAACAGAAGCAGCATTTCATAGTGGCGGATCTCAAGTACATAATGTCAGCAATCTCTTCCTGTATGCTCTAGTTAAGAGTTTTGAATCACAGTACCTTGGAGCATTCCCCGAAAAGTATTTGAAGGGAGAAGTTGATAAGAGAACCCTTATCAAAAATATTCGTAAGTTTTACAAAGCAAAAGGTACAGATGCCTCTGTAAGATTTATTTTTAACACTTTGATTTCAGGTGGTGAGGAGAATACACCATCACTATACAATCCAAAAGATTTTACATATAAGTCTTCTGAGTCTGACTGGGTACAAGGATTTGCACTAAAAGTGAAGGTTCTTAGTGGTGATCCTAATGATCTGATTGGAACAGTAATTACTCAACCAGAAACAGACACGGTTTCTTTTGCTTCTGCTACTGTTGATAATGTAAGATTTGACAGTAACGTAGATGGTGAAGCAATTTACAATATCTTCCTAGCAGAAGAGACGATCAATGGTGAATTTGCTATCACGTCAAAGACACAATTGACTAAAACAATTCTATCCTCAAATCAGTCTGGAGATTTTGTAGATGTCTTTTCGACCTTGGGTTGGAAGAAGACAGGATCTTTCTTGATTGGATCTGAGATTTTCACATTTGAAGAAAAGAATATTACCCAATTTAAGATTCTTTCTAGGCAGACTAATGGAACTTATCCAATAGGCACAGATGTATATGAACCAATTGAACTAAAAGGATCTGGAGTAGAACTTCTATCATTTGGATTACTTTACAACTTAGAAGTTTCTGATGGACAACCCAATTCATCTACGGGTGATACTATTGAAATTGGAGATCCAGGATTCCAAACTTCTGATCCAAAGATTATTGATGCATCTATTAATGCTACCAGATTAAAGTTTTCTGGCACTACTCAAGTTTCTACTCCAGGACATTCTGCTATTCAACAAAGTCTAGCAAATCTGTCTACAGATATTTCTGCTTTGTTTGAAGATGAGCAATACTATTATATTGCATCTTCTGGTTATCCTTCATATCCTATCTTAGATGGAGCAACAGGTCTTCCAACAAATGTAGCAGATCAAAAGTTACTAAAACTTATTAGGAAGCAAGCGACTAGAAGTACCGAAGTTTATGAAACTCCAGCATCTGACGTTGGAATTCTTGTAAATGGAACTCGTGTTTATGGATACAAAGACTCAAGTTCTGTTGATTTTGGTGAGTTGAAAAAAATTAATGTATCTACGAGAGGAAGCAGATACACAATTCCACCTTTTGTCCTTATTGATGGTGTTTCTGGAAAAGCTGTCGCTAAATTATCTGGAGAGTTTTTAGATTCAGTAGAATTATCAGGAAAGTCTTTATATTCCAGAACTCCCGAAGTTGAAATTATTTCTGGAAGATATGCTGAAATTAAACCAATTGTTACATTGGGACGTGTTACGAGTCTCGTTATTGAGAATGCGGGAGAATTTTACTCTGCTCCACCAGAACTCATTATTAGAGATAGATTAGGAAAAGGAAGATTTGCACAATATACGGCACAAATTGAAGGTGGTAGGATTACTGGATTTGACGTTGTAAACGAAGGTGAATTCTACACCCAACAAAATATTGAAATTTTAATTATTCCTGCAGGATCTGGAGCAAAAGCAACTGCAGAACTGAAAAAATGGAGAAAGAATAGATTTACAATTCTACAATCAAAACTAGACAATGAAAATGGATATCTGTTTGCAAACTTTAATGGAGAATTGGAAAACGGATATGGTCACATTGGAAATCCAAAAACACTAAGAGTTGATCTAAATGATAACTTATCATCTACATTAACAGAACCACAAACAAAGACTCATTCTCCTATTCTAGGATTTGCATATGATGGTAACCCAATCTATGGACCATTTGGATATGAAAATCCTTTAGATGCTCAATCTCCAATTACAAGGATGACATCTAGTTTTGTTCAAAAAACAACTAGAATAAATGGTCCAGATCTTAGCAAATATCCAATTGGAACGTTTATTGATGACTATGAATATAGACATCGCAATGGATCCTTAGACAATAATAATGGAAGATTCTGTGTTACTCCAGATTTTTCACAAGGAACTTATGCATATTTCTTGACTATTGATTCTTTGCAGAATCCAGTATATCCATATATTATTGGAGAAAACTTCTATTCACTTCCTGTAGACTCCAACTACAATTCAAATCTTTCACAAGAAGATTTGCCAACAGACGCAAGACGTTTTAATAGAGTAGGAACACCAAGTAATGGTGGAAACGTTATTGCACAAATCAAAGATATTAAGTTTGGAAGCATTGAACAAATTGATGTTGTATCATCTTCGGATAATTTTAGTATTGGTTCTGAACTAGTATTTGACAACGCTAGAACAAATGGATTTGGTGCATCAGGTAGCGTATCACTAGTTAAAGGAAAAACTGTAAATTTCATAGAATCTCAGCAAACCAAAGCAACCAGACTTGAAATTGTAAACCCAGCATTTCTTTTTACTGGTGATTCTTTATCACAACCAGACACAAGTGCATTTGGTGAAATTGTTGGTGATGTACTCAACGACAATACAATTGTACTTAGAAACGTCAGTGGAGAATTTAATACTACCAGCACTTTCTCGTCTTCAATTAAAGTATTAAGTCTGTTCCTCAACAAACCTTCTTCTTATTCGATTGGTTCAATCTTAAAATTAACAGATGGTTTTGTTGCAGAAGTTGCATATGGAGAAGTTTTGGAGACAACAGTTGAATCAAACATCGTAATTGTAAAAGTTTTAACTAGTGTTGACTTTAATGGTGATGGGTCTAATGAGACTCCTACTGGTACTGCTCCATACTACTTTGAATCTGAAACAGATTTAGAAAATCACTATTTACAGAGTAATTCTCTTTCTGATACTTCTGGTACTGGTATTGTTCGTTTTACATCTTTAAGTGATGGACTAGAACCATTTGATGTAAACCAAAATGTTGCGTTAGTAGAAACTTCAGAGAACCATGGCGTTGGTTTAGATGATATTGTAAATGTTGCTATCAACCCAAATGATGCCACGACTACGACAACTTATTTTGTTAGAAAGAGAATTTACCAGAATTTAAGGTTATCTTCTCCTGAAATCAAAACTAATGTGAACTTCAATGGTATTGGTAGAGTCCTTACCGTAAATGTAGGATGGGATTATACTACTGCTAGTTACACAAACATTCCTCTAACAGGTGGGTCTGGAAGTGGTGCAACAGCAAATATCGTTGTTGGTGCTGATGGATATGTAACGGATGTCCAAATTACTGATGGTGGTACTGGGTATAAGAGAGAAGATGTACTTTCAGTAGATGACGCATCTTTAGTTAGATCTGGTGCTTCTCAAAGTACACAGAGACTAAAACTTATTGTTGATCATGTTGGTGTTTCTGCAATAGCAACAAAGATTATTGTTGGTAATGCTTCAAGATTTGCTCAAAATGACCTTGTTAAACTTGACAATGAAATTATCAAAGTTGTATCAATTTCTGGTAATACACTTACTGTAGAGAGAGCGCAAAATGATACAACATCAGTAGATCATTACAACAATGCTGCAATTTCTTTGTACAATGGAAAATATAACTTTAATTCAAACTTTACTGTTAATGGATCTGAAACAGTAACATATGATCCATCAACTCAAATGTTGTTTGTGGTATATCCATCATCCACAAATATCAATACTCTCCAACCAATCACAGATCTCACTTCTTTCTTTGATAACAGCACACCACAAAGATTTGTTGATGTTGTAGATGCGACTACTCCTGTTAATAAATTTGAATTTAGGAAAGATGGCACGGCAGAGTATTTGGTTAATCCTATCTTAGAAATTCAAGAATTTTACAAGTACAAGTTTGATACTTCAGATTCTTCATTATCTGGAACTTATCTGGACTTTAGCCCTAGCAAAAATTTCAATCTTGTACCACAAGAGAAATTAGAGTCTGTACCTTTACCTGGAAATACGGGTGCTTTCATTGAGTTAAAATTT